ACAAGTGTTTATGACCAAATTCTTGGTAAAAACGCTAAGAGACCTTTCTTACATGTTAGATATAGAGCTTCAGAAACTGAAGACAGAAGATATAAGACTTGGATTACTGGTTCTGCTGGTGGTGCTGCAACGTCAGATATCGATAACATGCAAGTAAACTTCTTGTCTGAGAGAGCTGTATGTACTTTAGGTGCAAACAACTTCTTCTTATTCCAAGACTAATACTTAATTACAAGGGGTACAGCAATGTGCCCCTTTTTTAAATTTTAAATTAAATTAAATCAAATGAAAAAAGAAAAGACAAGTCCTAAAATGGACACAGTAAAAATTACTCCCAAAAAATCTACACCAAAGTTCGTAGATAAACAATATAAACTTACAAGAGAAACAGCTCCCTTATCTTTGATATTAGCATCAAGGCATACAACAAGGTTTCCGCTGTTACACTTTGATGAGGACACTGGTCTTAATAGGCCTCTTAGATATGCAAGAAACCAGAACTCTCCATTTCAAGATGAGCAAGATGATAACGCTATTGTTGAGCCAATTGTATTTGAAGATGGATTCTTACATGTACCAAAGAATAATCAGGTACTTCAAAAGTTCATGGATTTACATCCAGGGAAAGGAAGAATATTTGTGGAAGTTAATAAAGCAAAAGAAGCTGCTGAATTAGTTGAAGACTTAAACTTAGAAGTTGATGCTTTAATTGAAGCAAGACAGCTAACAGTTGAACAAGTTGAAAACGTAGCTAGAGTTTTATTTCAGAATGATGTATCAAAAGTTACAACAGCTGAATTAAGAAGGGATATATTAATATTTGCAAAACAAAACCCTGGTGGTTTTATGAATTTATTAAAAGACCCGGCTCTTAAATTTAATGCTGACATACAAAACATTTTAGATAAAAATCTAATACAGTTAAGAAACAATAAGAAAGAGGTGTGGTTTAACACAGATTCAAATAAAAAGAAAATGTGTAATATACCATACGGTGAAGACCCTTTATTCATAATAGGTTCTTACTTTCAAAGTGATGAAGGTCTTGACTCTTTTAAGCATTTAAAAGCGTTAGCAAAAAATTCGTAACTTTGCTTTTTGTTTAACCCATAAAATTTTTAACATGGCAAAATATATAACTTTAGATACAGCAAGTGACGGTAATGTTCACATCAACACAGATTCAATTCTTTATGCAGAAACAGCAAGTTCAACTGCAGGAGAAATTTATCTGACTAATGGAACACACAAAATGACAGTTACTGGAACTGGATTAACTTCAGGCTTTAGTGCAAATGTAAATGCAGCATTAGTTACTGCAGCAGAAACATCTTGGACAAACGCAGCAATACCAGTAGCTAAAACTGGTGGACTAGTGTTTACTAGTGTAGCAGTAGGAACAATATAATCCTTCCTTTACTATCGACAGCGAGAAAGCACCTAAATCCTAGGTGCTTTTTTATTTTATGTATCTTTGTAAAAAGATTTTCAAATGATAAATTCTGTAAGAAATACTGTGCTTGCTATTATCAATAAAAATAACTACGGATATATATCTCCTGGTGATTTTAATTTATTTGCTAAACAAGCTCAGTTAGATATATTTGACGAATATTTCATAAGATACAACCAGCAGATAAATGAAGAAAATGCAAGGATATCGGGAACTGGTTATGCTGATATTAAAAAGGGGTATGAAGAAGTTATAGATACTTTTTCAGTTACCTCATTCTTAACTCAAAAAAATCAAAACATTTATTTTTTACCATCCGCCTCTACTACGGGTTCTGATTATTATTTATTAAATAAAGTGTTGTGTTTTTCCGGAGGTGTCTTTAAAGGAGAAGCTGAAAAGGTAACTAATAGTAAGATTACTATGTTAAACAGCTCCCTGCTTACATCACCATCTACTATATTTCCAGCCTATACACAAGAAGCTGATGGAGTTGTTGTATACCCTGATACATTTAACGGAGTAAATGATGTTCAGGCTCAATATATAAGATATCCTTTAGACCCTAAATGGACTTATGTTACATTGTATGGAGGTGAACCATTGTTTGACCAAACTCAAGCAGATTATCAAGATTTTGAATTACCAATAGATGATACTAATAATTTAGTAGCTAAAATATTACAATACGCTGGAATTTCAATAAGAGAAGCAGATGTGTTTCAGTTTGGACAAATAGAGGAGCAACAACAAAATCAAACTAATCTTTAATCATGGCTTATATAAATCAAAGAAAATATTATACTAATGACGGTGTAAATCCTACAGATGAAAATTGGGGTTCATATCAATATGTTACTTTAAAAGATATTGTTAATAATTTTGAACTAATGTATGCTGGCAACCATGAGTTGATTAACAATGAAAATAGATTTAAAATATTGTTTCATGCAAAACGTGGTATACAAGAATTAAACTATGATGCGTTTAAAGAAATTAAATCTATAGAACTACAGGTATATGACGATTTAAGGTTTGTTCTACCTTCAGATTATGTAAATTGGGTAAAGCTTTATTTATTAAAAGATAATGTGTTAAGAGAATTAACAGAAAATATTCAAGTACAATCAGCTGTGTCTTATATACAATCTGCTACAGCTTCATTTACTTATGATAATGATGGTAATGCAACAGAGGTTGATTCAACTTTAGATACAGAAAGAAAAAACGGTTCATTAAAGAGTATATATTTAAATGATGAAATAGATGAGAATGTAAATCCTAATGTATATAATTATGACAGTGATATATATAATTATAGAATAGGAGCGAGATATGGTTTAAATACTGAAACAGCTAATATAAACCCTACGTTTACTATAGATAAAAAAGCTGGTGTTATTAATTTTGATTCTACTATGGCGAGCCAACAGTGTGTATTGCAATATATATCTGATGGAATGGAAAATGGTGATGACTCCAAAATAAGTGTAAATAAATTATTTGAAGAATATATATATGCTTATGTACAATACGCTATATTAAATAGTAAATTTGGAGTGCAAGAGTATATTATTAATAGAGCAAAAAAAAATAAACAGGCTTTATTAAGGAATGCTAAAATCAGATTAAGTAACATTCACCCTAGTAGATTGCTTATGAATCTTAGAGGTGAAGATAAGTGGTTAAAATAAAATGGCAAACATTCAAAGAAATTTTATAGCGGGCCGAATGAATAAAAGCCTTGATGAAAGGCTTGTCCCAAATGGAGAGTATGTAAATGCTGTAAATGTAAGGCTTGGTTCTACTGAAGACTCGGAGATTGGTGCTGTTGAAAACTCTAAAGGAAATGTACCTTTAACAGAAATTCAATATGTTGATGGAACTAAATTAAGTTCTCAAGCTAGATGTATAGGGGCTTTTGAAGATGGAGCTAATTTGGTTATTTATTGGTTTGTTCATGACCCTGCTTTTACTCAAGGAGCTACAGGCAAACTAGATTTAATAATTTCATTCGATGTTGAAACTGGAGAATTAATTTATCATGTTGTAAGTATAGATGATGGAGGGGGTATAAATACAACATTAAATTTTAATCCAAATTTTTTAATTACAGGTGTAAATAAAATAGATAACCTATTGTTTTTTACAGACAATTATAATCCTCCTAGAGTAATAAATATTAATAAAAATTATGGAGACCCTAGGCCTGCCGTCCTTACAGATGATTTTAATCAAGATGAAATTCTTGTAATTAAAAAACCTCCGACTTCTGCTCCTATTATAAATTCATTTGTAGTACCTAGTATTACTGACGCTTATTTAGAAGATAAGTTTATTTGTTTTGGATATAGATATAAATATGAAAATGAAGAGTATTCGGCAATATCTCAGTTTACCGAACCAGCATTTAGCCCTTCTTCTTTTAATTTTAGTTCAAATAGTTACTTGAATGAAGGGATGATAAACAGGTTTAATGCTGTAACAATTACCTTTAACTCTGGAGATAAAAGTGTTACAGATGTTCAAGTTGTATTTAAAGAATCTAATTCATCTAGTATAAAAGTATTAGAGACTTTTGATGTAAGTGATAGAACTAGATATCCTATAAACTCACCAAGAAGTGAAACATTTACTAATCGTAAAATATATACAGTTTTACCAGATTCAGAAATACTAAGATTGTTTGATAACGTACCTCAGCTTGCTAAAGCTCAAACGTTAATGGGAAACAGAATAGTGTATGGAAATTATTTTGAAGGATATGATTTAAAAACTTCAAAGGGAAGTAAAATTAATTTTGGATTTGAATCTATACTAAAAAGTGAATCTATCAATTTTACCAATTTATCTGCCAATGAATCTAAAGGTGCTGAATATTCAATTAACCCTCCAGGCAGTACAGCGCCTGCGGTTGAAATAGATGATAGTGCTTTTTTTGTACAATTATTACCAGCTATACCGTCACCAACTAATCCCACAGGTTTTTTAACAGCTGGAGCTACTCTTACGTTTACATTTGGTATAGCATATTCTAGTAATTATGCCACTGGTTCACCCACACCAGTTCCCTTGGAAGATGTATATTACGTAACTTGGAGTTACACTTTAATTAGAACTTATACATCTGTATTTCAATTAGCCACTGATGTAGATTTTGTATCTAAAATAGGAACGCTAACTAATATAAAACCTATTAATACTGCTTCAGAAGGGACAACCTTGACTGATGCTTTTAACGCAGCTTTACCGGTAGCTTTTGATGCTACATATACTAATATAGTTCAAACCGGTAGAACAAACTCAACGCCTACAGCACCAGCTGGACAACCTTTAGAGATTATAGCAACTGCATCAAGCACAACACTTGGTATACAAGCAAATGCTGCTGTGTATGATAAAGGTAGTTCTCCTCTAGACCCAATTATTTCATATTTTAGATTTACTAATGTAACAGCTTCTATAAGAACATCGCCATCAATAGGAAGCTTACATAGTAATAGAGGGTATGAGATAGGTATGGTGTATATGGATGATTTTAACCGCGCATCTACAGCTCAAGTAAGCGATTTAAATAGTGTTAATTTACCTTGTAGTGTTTCAAATACTAAAAATTTTATACAAGTACAAATACCTGAATCTCAACTTGCTCCTTCATGGGCAACTAAATATAAGTTTGTTATAAAGCCTACGGCTACAAATTATCAAACAATCTATAGTAATATAGTTTATAGTGAATCAGGAACTAACTCCTCATACTTTTTATTAGATGGAGAAAACGCTCAAAAAGTTGAAGCAGGAGATAGGTTAATAATTAAAGCAGATGCTACAGGGGCATTAAACACGTGTACCTATGCAACTGTTTTAGAAAAACAAGCACAGGGAGCAGGTTTTATTACCATATATGATGAAGCTGGAGATGAGTTAGAAGTATTTGGAGGAACATATATGAAGATTAATGCTTCTAATTTTTCAATTAATACACGCGAAGATTCAATTATTAACAGTCAAGTATTGCCAAGCACTGCAAGAGGACAACAAAATTCATATCCAGTTGTAGCATACCCAATGTTTACTGTTACTGAAAGTTCTGGGCAGGTTGCTACTACATTAGTTTACGATGTTCCTGTGGGCACAAGAATAAAAATGGAGTTTGAGTTTAGAAGAGATGGAGTTAGTAAAAACGAAGATTGTTTAAAAAAAAGCTATACATTAGAAAAAGAATTTACTGCTTCTAGGAATTATGGAAACATGCAAGAGTGGTTTGAAGGTGACAATATAGCTTCAACTTTAAATGAAGGCATAGAAGATGTTGCTGATGATGAAACTATAATAAACAGTTATATACCTACGCCTAACACATCTCAAAATTTTCCACCGTTTCCAGTAACTGTTACGCCACCACAAACAAAAAGTGTAACTCAATACAATGCAGTATTAACAGCAGATGAAATTAAATCAGCGGATTATTTTGGCTCTACAGCCACCCAACCAAACACTGAGTTTTATTATAGGTTTTATGTAGACCAAGTTTTAAACAACATATATTTATTAGTATCAGGCTCTAGCTCTTGTGGTGGAGGAGATAAAAGAGAGCATAGAGAATCATCAGTAAAAGTCAATTTTACAGTATCAAGAAGCAACTCAACTTATGTGTTTGAAACAGAACCAGAAGAAGCATTACCAGATGTATGGTATGAAAACAGTGAGTCTTATGATATAAATGGTGATTTTCATTTAGGGAACGTACAAAACCAAACATTAAATCAGCCTGGAATTGTAAATACAGGATTTTTTGATTGTTACTCTTTTGGGAATGGAGTGGAAAGTAATAAAATAAGAGACTCTATAAAAGGTGAACAAGTTACTTTAGGTAATAGAACATTTACCACGTCTAATGAAGAATATAAAAAAGCACACAGGTTTGCTGACTTAACATACAGTGGTGTTTTTAATGATGAATCAAATGTAAATAGACTTAATGAGTTCAATTTAGGATTACTTAATTTTAAACCATTAGAAGAAACTTATGGTGATGTTGAGATATTATTTGCTAGAGAAACTGATATTCTTGTTTTACAAGAAGATAAAATATCTTACGTGCTTGCTGGTAAAAATTTATTATCAGACTCAACTGGAGGTGGAGTAGTTACATCTGTACCTGAAGTTTTAGGCACGCAAATAGCTCGTATTGAAGATTATGGTATAAGTAATCATCCAGAAAGTTTTGCAGAATTTGGTGCAAACAAATTTTTTACGGATGCTAAAAGAAATGTAGTTATTAAATTAACAGGGAGCTCAGCTCAAAATGAAATTCTGACGGTTATATCTAATGAAGGTATGAGAAGTTGGTTTAGAGATTTATTTGCTGAGGCTTCATCAACACAAAAATTAGGTGGATATGACCCTTATATGCAAGAGTATGTATTTACAACAAATACAATTGTAAAACCTGAAACAGAAATATGTACAGCTTGTGGGGTTACAAAAAACATTACGATTGTTGCGGGTCAGGAATATGTTTACTGTGTTGATATTGGAGAGGATACTGGGCCACCATCTAAATTGTATTATGTTGAAATAGATTATGTTATTCCTTTTGAAAACACTGATTTAATTGTAACAGAAGGAACTGAGCAGCAAATGGTTTCAGAAGCAGGATTGGATTTAGAAACGGAAGGTCAATTATCTGGAACTGGATATACAATTCAAGCTATATATGATGGGGTAACTTACACAACTGGAGTTGTTTATCAAAGTGGAACTTTAGTTTTTCCAAAACCTAATCCTACACCATCAGAAGTAGTATTAATAGTTACCTCAGATTCTTTAGAAAATGATACAATACAAGTTACAGTTAAATGTCCTGAAGAAGAGTTGTTTAGTGTTTATAGTATTACTCTAACAACAAATGCTAATGCAAATCAGTTTTCGCACACAGAATTTGGCTGGAGAGATGCTTCAGTTGTATCTCCTATTCAAAGTGATTTAGTTACATTTTTGTCAAGTCCTAATGACCCAATAGTGTCTCAGTATAGAGAATTAGAAGGCCCTCAAGGTTCGAACATAATTCCGCCTGATGGCGCAACTATTATAATGAGGTCAAATAAAATAGATTTTGATAACTTTCAATTTGACCCTGCAGAAAACGAGTTTAGATATTTAAGAACTGATGCTCTGTTTGAAAACAATTCAACTGACATGGGTATTTTATTAGCTGCTTCGATAAAAGCAGTTCCAATAGACACTACTGGCGCTCCTAATTTATATAGTGCTGAGTTTGGATTGCCTTCAGGTGGAAACAAATTATATTTAATATATGATTTAAGAAATTCTCTTGGACAAGAATTGTGTTATTCTCAAACAAGTTTAGTTGATGCGTGTTGTAACTGTACATTTACACCAACTCCTACACCAACACCTACGCCAGTTCCAACTCCCGTAATACCAGTGTATGATTATTTTATTGGGATTGATTGTGTTTCTTTAGAAGCGGTATATTTAAAATCTGACCAAACTCTTGGAGTTGTAGTTGGAGATGAAGTACAATATTCATTTGGTGGTAACGTGGAAGGTTGTGCTTCTTTATATGCAACTGGCGGAAATGGTAATAGTGGACAAGTAACAGTTCGAGTAGCAGGATGTGGAGATTCAAGATGTTCAGTATAAATGGTTAACTTTGTAAAATTATAAATGGCAACAACAGGAACATATTATTATAGCTCGTCAAGTTTTTCAACTGCAACAGCATTGTTTACAGACACAGAGTTAACTTCTTTTGCTCCTGATGGATGGTATTCTGACCAGTCAATATATAGGCAGCAAGCATCCGGCGTGTTGTTTGCTGAGACTTCTTGTCCTAATTGTTCGTCGCCTACACCTACGCCAGGTCCAGTGCCAGTGCCAGTGCCAGTGCCAGTACCAGTTCCAGTACCAGTACCAGTACCAGTACCAGTACCAGTACCAGTACCAGTACCAGTACCAGTGCCAACCGTTTCTTACGATTATAAAGAATACACTGATTGTAATGGGTCGGCGACACAAATTTTTAGATTAGTATCTGGAGGAACATTCCAGCCAGTTTATAAATATAATAATATTTGTTATGGGAACCCATCATCTACAACTTCCACTTCCTTAGTGGATGCTGCAGGATTACCTTCATTTGCTAATTGTGGTGCGTGTACGCCTACGCCAACACCTGTGCCAGTGCCAGTGCCAGTGCCAACTCCGCCACCAGGAATAGAATTATTTTCAACTAACAATGTTAACCTTGGTCAAAGTTCATCAAGCGCTGCATGTGTATTACAAACTTCAGTTTCTATATACACATCGAGAGCAAATGTTGCATCGGTTCAGGTTGGTGATATCTTTTACACTAACAACACACTTACAAATATATTTAACGGTGGTTTAAAATGGTATGGTGTAACAAATGTAAACGGTCACTATCCAAATTTAAATAATGGATATGCATTTTTAATTAATTCAAATGGTGAAGTTTTATCTATTACATCTTGTGTAACGGTGACTTATAATTATTATACGCTTACTGCTTGTCCAGGAGGAGGAGGTACTTTATATACTACTGTTAGAGCAACATTTGCAAGTGGTGTTGGACCAGGAGATATAGTAGAAATGAACGATGGTAGATGTTATGAGATAACTGAAGATACAGCACCAGCAAATACTAATGATTATATAAATGTTTACGTAGATTGTGATGCATGTATAGCAGATAATCCACCACCTCCTACACCGCCTCCACCTACACCAACTCCTACACCAAGTGGTTGTAATGAATGGGAGTTAGAAGGAGGCCCAGGTTCAGTTGGAAACTTTAGTTATACTGATTGTAATGGAGTTGCGCAAACAGAAAGTGTAGATGATGGAGATTCAGCATCAGTTTGTGCATTAGGATTACCTACTTTAACAAGTGGCTCAGGTAGTGTTACATTAGTAGGACCCTGTACTCCACCACCTCCTACGCCGCCTCCACCTACGCCTACGCCTTCTTATAACTACTATCAAGTTACTATTTGTCCAGGAGGAGGTAGTGCAACACTTACTACTGTTAGAGCAACATTTGCAAGTGGTGTTGGACCAGGAGATATAGTAGAAATGAACGATGGTAAATGTTATGAGATAACTGAAGATACAGCAGGAGTAAATACTAATGATTATATAAATGTTTACGTAGATTGTGATGCATGTATAGCAGCTAATCCACCAACTCCTACACCAACTCCTACACCAGCTCCTACACCAAGTGGTTGTAATGAATGGGAGTTAGAAGGAGGCTCTGGTGGCGGAACGTTCAGTTACACAGATTGTAGTGGTAGTTCGCAAACTGAAAGTGTACCGGATGGTGATTCAATACCAGTTTGTGCATTAGGGATGCCTACTGTAACAAGCGGTAATGGGAATGTGACTCTAAATGGGCCTTGTCCTACTCCAACTCCTACGCCAACTCCACCAACTCCAGTTCCAACTCCAACTACAATATATGGAAGATACTTAGATTGTGACGACCCTACTAATTTATTAGATGTAAGCGCGCCATTTGGCACTACATTCCCTAATGTGTTAAAAAGTGGGTCGATATGTTTTGAATTTGACACAAACGCTGGTTCAGGTGTTAATGGTTCATATACTTTATATGCGTCATTCAATCTTTGTTTAGATTGTCAAAATCCACCAACTCCAACACCAGTGCCGACACCAGTCCCAAGTCCATCTTGTAATCTTGTAAATTTAGAGTTTGTATCAAGCGTAAATGAAATTGTGTGTGACGACTATGAGTTTTACTATATAAACACAAGTGATTTCTGTACTGCAACACTTTTATATAGAACTCCAAATTGTGATAGAGCTGCATTAGCAGGTTATTATAACAACGGAAGTTTCTATAGATACTGGAATGGTTCATCATTTACATTATCGTGTACTGTTACTAATTGTCCATAGTTTTTCATTTTAAATAATTATGATTAACTTTATTTGAAATTAAATCAAATCAAATGGAGGAAATACATAATTTTATTACACCCGAGGAGTGTCAAGAACTTATTAAAATGATTGATGCTAATCATACGCGCTCATCTGTTGTTGTAGGGGGAACAGATAGAAGTGATGTTACAGATTACAGAACGTCAAGCACGTCAAATTTAGATATGAATAATCCAATAATGTCTAAAATAAAAAACAAAATAGCTGACACACTAGGGTTAGAGCCACACAAAGGAGAGGCGCTTCAAGGTCAATTATATCAGCCGGGTCAGTATTTTAAACCCCATAATGATTTTTTTAGTGGAGCTGCTTATGATATGCATTGTAAAGCTTCTGGAAATAGAACCCATACTTTAATGATATATTTAAACGAAGATTTTGTAGGAGGAGGCACTCACTTTCCTACTCTACAAAAAACTGTAGAACCTGAGACAGGTAAAGCTTTATGGTGGTATAATTTAAAAGAAGATAAATTACAAGACCAATATATTCATGAAGGTGTAACTGTAGACGAGGGTAAAAAATACATTGTAACATCTTGGTGGAGAGAAAAAGGTTGGGATGGAGCTGGTGATGAAAAAATGTATTATGATTCGCAAAAAGAAAAACCTGTTCAAAAAGTTGAAGAGTCAAAAATTGTTGAAGGTATGCAGAATAAATCTTATATAGTTAAAGCTTCAGAGACACAAAATTTGAAACAAAAAATTGAAAAAAAAGAGTTTACTAATGTAGATGACTTTCCAAGACTTACTGATAATGGTTTTACTTTAGTGAAGTGTCCAAAAGAAACCTGGAACTTAATTAACGAGTCTTATGAGTTATTAAAAGATAAAAAACAAACAGAAGAATTTGATGGAAAAAAAGAATTTATAGTAGGTGGTGATTCTGAAATTATGTCATTTGACCACTTGCCAAGTGTAAAAACTTTAATTCATCAGCAATTATTAAAGACACACGAGGATTGGATAAAAGAGTCTTTAACGCCTTCATTTATTTATGGTATAAGGTCGTATACAAAAGGCGCTACATTAACACCACACGTAGATAGAATTGCTACTCATCACATTTCATCAATTATTATAGTAGATAAAGATTTAAGATGTGGGTGTCAAAATAAAAAATATGCAGATGATTGGCCCTTAGATATACAAGGTCACGATGGAGAGTGGTATAAGGTGTATGCGCAGCCAGGTGACATGATACTTTATGAATCAGCAGTTTGTGAACACGGAAGAAAGGAATCTTTTGGGGGGGCTTTTTTTAGAAACTTTTATGTACATTATCAATTAAAAGATTGGGTTTACAAACAATGAGTAAGTCAATTTTAGTAACAGGTGGGGCAGGTTTTATAGCTCATCACGTTATAGAAAATATATTAAATAATACTGATTGGAAAATTGTGTCTTTAGACAGACTTGATTTCAGTGGTAATCTAAATAGATTACAAGAAGTAGTAGGCGGTCGTAAAGATAGTAATAGGGTTAAAATTATACATCACGATTTAAAAGCTCCATTAAATTCACAAATAGTTTCAGCTATAGGCGATATTAATTATATAGCACATTTGGCTGCCGGTTCACACGTAGATAGAAGTATAGATTATCCTATGGAGTTTGTTATGGATAATGTAGTAGGAACAGCCAATATTCTTGAATACGCTAAATCTATAGACAGTTTAGATAAGTTTGTATACTTTAGTACAGATGAAGTGTTTGGGCCAGCTCCAGGAGACGTAAAGTATAAAGAGAATGATAGATATAATTCAACTAATCCATATAGTGCTTCTAAAGCAGGCGCAGAGGAGTTAGTTGTAGCTTTTGAAAACACATATAAAATGCCAAATATTATAACACATACTATGAATGTATTTGGTGAGAGACAACATCCAGAAAAATTTATACCTATGTGTATTAATAAGGTTTTGAAAGGTGAAAAAATATTTATACACGGTAATGATAAAAAAAATAAAGCCGGAAGCAGACATTATATTCATGCTAAAGATGTTGCTGATGCATTGTTGTTTTTATTAAACAATAACACTCCCTCTGTTGCTGATGTCACTGGTATTAAATGTCCTAAATATAACATAGTAGGTTCAGAAGAAATAGACAATCTGTCATTAGCGTCCTATATTGCTGATGTGCTTGGTAAAAAATTAAATTATGAAATAATTGATTTTCATTCTTCAAGACCTGGGCACGATTTACGATATGCTCTTTGTGGAAATAAAATGAAATCTATCGGTTGGACACCTAGCGAGGTTTATAATAAATTAAAAGAAACTGTTGACTGGACAATGAATAA